TTTCCTGTAAGCACGACTAACGCCACGATCAATATGTTTGACTTGCGCTATCAGTTGCGCCTACATGAACTGTATGACTTTACATCCACATCATATGTCAACTATGTTTTGACAATGCAGCACATTCGCACACTGGACTTGCTATTTTCTGGTGAACAACCAATTCGTTTCAATCGTCATACCGACAAGCTATATTTGGACATGAACTGGGCAATGGTTCAGCCAGACGAGTGGCTAGTTATTGAAGGTTTCATAATAGTCGATCCTGACACATATACTGATGTGTGGAATGATAGAATGCTCAAGCGTCTGACAACTTCTTATATCAAGAGAGTTTGGGGCAACAATATGAAGAAGTTTGGTGGTATGCAGTTGCCTGGCGGTATTACTATGAACGGTCAGCAAATCTATGACGAAGCTGTTGCCGAAATTAAAGAAATAGAAGACTTAATCCGTAACACATACGAAGAACCACCTCAGTTTCTTCTTGGATAAGACATGGCAACCTCAAATTATTTCAACAATTTTAATCCAGCAACGACAAACGAAAATCTTTTACTAGAGGATTTGATTGTTGAATCTATTCAAATTATGGGACATGACGTTCAGTATCTTCCTAGAGAAGTATATGATTCTGCTGATGATGTATTAGGCGAGAGTGTCAATTCCAAATTTAGTCGTGCATACAGAATGGAAATGTATCTAGCCAACGTTGAAGGTTATGAAGGCGACGGCGACTTCTTCTCTAAGTTTGGTCTAGAAATTCGTGATACATCAAACTTTGTTATTTCTCGTAGAACGTTTGAAAGATATGTTCCAAAAACTATCGCTATCAGACCTCGCGAAGGCGATCTGATCTATGTTCCTTTGTTAGCTAAAATTTTTGAAATCAAGTTTGTTGAAGAAGAACTGCTATTCTTCTCACTAGGCAAGCGTAATCCTTATATATATGAATTGCGCTGTGAAGTCTTCCGTTATAGCAACGAAGACTTTGAGACAGGAGATGATGCAATTGACGCGATTGAACATTCTTCTGGATATACCATTCAGCTTACATTTGGCAGCGGATCTGGCAATTACATTCTTGACGAAAATGTTTATCAGGGAGCAAATCTTGCTTATGCTACAGTGGTTGCCGAAGTCAAGCATTGGATTCCAGAAAACAAGATTTTGGAAGTTGTAAACATCAAGGGAGCATTTAGTAATACTCTACCTGTTATTGGCGTCACATCAAACACTCGTTATACTCTAACAAGCAGTGATGATTTGGCAGACTTAGTTGATTATGATGATAGTGATAACAGAGTTATTCAAAATGAGGCCGCTACATTTATTGATTTGAGTGAAATTAATCCATTTGGAGTTCCATAATGCTATCAAGTCAATACTTTTATCATCAGCTAACTCGTAAGTATGTTATTCTTTTTGGTAATATGTTCAATACTATTACCGTAATGAGAAAGAACAAGGAAACTGGCAGTGAAATAGAACGCTTTAAAGTGCCTATCGTATATGCTCCAAAAGAAAAGTACTTTTCACGACTAAGAGCGGATCCTGATTTGAACAGACCTATTCAGGTTTTGCTTCCTCGCATGTCGTTTGAACTTGTTGGCTTTCAATACGATGCTACCAGAAAACAAAACTCTCTAATAAGAAATAGTAGTGCAAACACTTCAAGCAAGTTTGCAACTCAATACATGGGTGTACCATACAATCTATCTTTCGATCTTCAAATATATGCTCGTAATGTGGACGATGGTACCCATATTGTTGAGCAAATTTTACCTTATTTTGCTCCTGGTTATACGATCACGGCCAATGTTATTCCTGAGATGGACTTTCTCAAAGACATTCCTATTGTTTTGAACAACGTAACAAACACTATTGAACATGAAGGTAACTTTGACTCTGTTAGATATGTTTCATGGACACTCAACTTTACAATGAAAACATACTATTTTGGTCCAGTTGCCACTCAGGGTATCATCAGAAAAGTCTTTACAAATATCTATCATGATGATAGTCTTCAAGCAGGATCTATTGTTCGTGTTAACACAAACAACGGAAATAATGGAACATATAAGATAGATGATACTGTCTATCAGGGCGGTAACTATCAGACTGCTACAGCATTCGGTAAAGTATTTGCATGGAATGCAAACACAGGCAAGCTTGTGATTACAGGCGCACAAGGTACGTTTACGACAAACAGTAAGATTATAGCGGTATCTACGAATGCTTCTTACAATCTTTCATCTTTTGAAGCAGCTCCGCTCAAGTTGGTTGAGATCAAGATTGAACCTAATCCTATTGATGCTGAACCTGAAGATGATTACGGATATACAACAACTATTACAGAGTGGCCTAATACAATATGAGTAAGACACATGATGCGCTAAGTGAAGCTCTTGGTATAGAATCTTCAAAAAGTGTGGAAATTATACCGCCGAAGAAAGAACAGGAAGTTACAGTCAATACTCCGCATGAGGAAGATGACATAAAAGCCGACTATAATCTTTCTCGCAGAACTTTTCGTGATTTGATTAGTAAAGGCAATCAAGCTATTGAAGGCATTACCGACTTGGCTAAAGAGTCGGAAAGTCCAAGAGCATATGAAGTTTTGGCTACACTTATGAAAACTGTGGCAGATACAACCAAAGACCTTTACGATTTGCAGAAGAAGACTAAAGACCTTAAAGATAATGGCAAAAAAGAAGAAACTACTGTAACAGTTGAAAAAGCAGTGTTTGTTGGCAGTACAGCCGAATTACTTCAACGAGTTAAAGAAGAGAAGAGAAATGAAAAGCTTTAAACAGTTTATAAAAGAGTCCGTCGGTTCTTCGCTTTCACAGTGGAAAAATGAAGAACCTGTCAAATATACCGAGCATCTTCAAAAGTTTTTTGGTAAACCAGACGAATTGACCGCTAATAGAGCAGTATGGTATGATGTAGACGGATTCAAGAGAATTGAAGTGTTAGATGAGTATATTCTACACTCTTCGCCTGTGCCACACTACGACTATGTTTATTCTTATGTTGATCTAAAAGTTCCACATAAGTTGTCAAATGCTTTGGCAGATAGCAGCGAGAGCATTCTTCTTGATCATCTTAAAGGTGAAGTTGGCGCGAGATGTGCAAGTCTAAGCGCAAATGCAGTTACAATACAGTATGTGCTAGATGTGGTAGAAGGTAACGTTAAACCAAGTAAAGAAGAATATGAGTCTCGCATCAAGTCAATGAAGGCGATGTTTAAGAATGGTAAAAAGTATGAACTTGATTGGTGGCCAGATGAGACGGGTGACGCTGATCCAAAGAATCCATATTATAAATGAGACAATCAAATGAAAACTTTTAGAGAGTTTATATTAGAACAAGCAGAACATCCTGGTGGAGTAGAAGCTACTGCTGGTGTTGGATTTGGACTAGGAAAAGAACAACAAAGATATAGATTTAAAGTTTCCGAACTAATAAAACACGCTCAAGACAAAAAAACTAAAGCGTTGAAAGTTGATTCCCTGGCAAAGAGAACATTAGGAAATCGTGAAGGCGAATCAAAAGAAAGCGAAACAAAAAGAGTTCAAAATGCCAGCCTAGAACATCCTATTATTACAACTCGTCATCCTGAACACGGTCATGTTGTCTTAGACGGAACTCATAGACTACAAAAAGCAAGAGATGCTGGACATGAGACTATTCAAGCAAGAAATATTCCATGGCGCGAAATGAAAAGATACAGAATAAAAGAATGAAAACGTTTCGTCAGTTTATCAGAGAACAAAAAGAAAGTATAGCACCTCAAGGAGTAATCTTTAAAGGTAATAAAATTGCTTTTGTCGGCGAAGAACATGGCACTCCAATAAAGTTGAATCCTGATATTCTGCGAAGAGTTCAAGATATTGGTAAGAAATATGGTTATTGGTACGAAGGTAGTGGTGGCGGCGCAGACAATAACAAGAAAATTTTTGGTAATAGAAGTAACTATGAAGGATCTTGGGACGATGAGTTTAGAAAAGAAATTGATGGTTATCCAATAGAGTTCATTTATACATTATTTTCTAATCCTGAGGTTAATGGTCAAAAAGAATCATTAATTGATCTAAAACTTTCCATATTTGACAGCATTCTAAAGAATCAAAAGAAGTTCTCTTTCTTCAAAGATAGAGAGTATGGTTCAGCAGAGTTAAAAGAGTTTTTAACCAAAGCAAGTGAATCTCACACGAACTTTATAGAATTAAGCAGCCAACCAGCAACAAAAGAAAATGTTGCATCTTTCATTGACAAAGGTGACAAGCTAATGTGGCCGAAGAACTGGGAAGAGTATCCAAATAATGCTGGTAAACTTGCAAAAAAAGCAAATGATATGAGAGATAATTATCTGTTGAGTAGAACAGAAGGAGTTTATTTTGCTGGTTCAGGACATCTAAAAGACCTTATTGATCTTGATAGTTCTTTAAAATTGATTGGCGGAGAAAAGATTGAGTAAAGGTTACAATAACAATCCAAATCTTCCAAAAGAAGATTACAAACATGCTTTCTCTCAGCAAGAGCTAGACGAGTTTATAAAGTGCGCTGACGATCCTGTATACTTTGCCACAAAATACATGAAGATCATCAACGTTGATCATGGTCTTATGCCATTTCGCATGTGGGACTTTCAGAAAGACATGCTCAATACGTTTCATGAGAATCGCTTTTCCATCTGTAAACTTCCACGTCAGGTCGGTAAGACAACTACATCTGTTGCATTTTTATTACACTACATTCTGTTCAATGAAAATGTAAACGTAGCCATTCTTGCCAACAAGGCCGCAACAGCCCGCGAAATCATGGGTCGTCTACAGTTAGCTTTTGAATATCTACCGCGCTTTCTACAGCAGGGCGTCAAAGAATGGAATAAAGGTTCTATTGAACTGGCAAATGGATCTCGCGCTCTTGCGGATTCTACTTCTGGCAGCTCTGTTCGTGGTCGTTCCTTTAACGTAGTATTCCTTGACGAGTTTGCGTTCGTTCCGAACAATATTGCCGAAGCATTCTTCATGTCGACCTATCCTACTATTTCTTCTGGTCAGACAACAAAAGTTATTATCGTTTCCACTCCCAATGGACTCAATCAGTTCTATCGTATGTGGACAGAATCAGTTGAACATCGCTCTGATTATGTTCCTGTAGAAATTCACTGGAGTATGGTACCAGGTCGCGACGAGGCGTGGAAAGAGCAGACTATTCGTAATACGTCCGAAGATCAGTTCAGACAAGAGTTTGAGTGTGAGTTTATTGGTTCTACAAACACTCTTATTCATCCTGCCAAGTTGAGATCGCTGGTCTGGTTAAATCCAGTTCGTCATGATGGATTCATGGACATTTATAAAGAACCCGAAGCAGGACGCACTTATACGATGACAGTAGATGTGGCCGAAGGTCAGGGTCTAGATTACTCGACGTTTTCTATATTTGATGTTACAGAAATACCTTATAGGCAAGTTGCTAAATACAAAAACAATAAGATTACTCCACTGCTATTTCCAACAATCATTCTGCAAGCTGCAAAGATGTATAATGAGGCATTTGTTCTGGTGGAAATCAACTCAATTGGACTTCAGGTAGCCGACATTCTACATTTTGAACTGGCTTATGACAATCTGATAAAGATTCAAGCTAAAGGTAAACAAGGTCAGCAGTCTACACCAGGATTTACCAAAAAGATCGCTTATGGTCTTAAGACTTCGGTCCAGACGAAAAACATCGGATGTGCCAATCTCAAGACGCTAATCGAAAGCGATAAACTTATTATAAACGACAAAGATACAATTTCAGAACTGATGACCTTTTCTTCTGACAAGAAGAGTTTCAAGGCAGAAGAGGGCAATACTGACGATTTGGCTATGACTTTGGTACATTTTGGATGGCTTACCGCTCAAAGATATTTCAAAGAAAACATTAAAAACGACATACGACAAACTCTGCAAGAAGAGCAATTGAACTTACTGGATCAAGATATTATGCCTTTTGGCGCCATATCTGGATATCAAGGTAATGATACGAGCATGGATTATGAACTAGATGAGAATGGTAATGTATGGTTTGAGGATAGAAGCAAAAGATATCCTTGGGACGACTTAAATTGGAAAGTTAAACTGTAAATCTTGCTTTTTCTAAATAATAGAGAATAATATCCATTCTTATAAAGGAGAAATACTATGGCAAATCTATTGTCACCTGGTGTTTATGTATCAGAATTTGACTTGACAACTATAGTTCCAACAGTCGGAACTACAGATGGCGCATATGCTGGTACATTCGCGTGGGGTCCTGCAAACTCAGTTATGCTCATTTCCAATGAAGTATCGCTAGTTAACACTTTCCGTAATCCATCAAATAACAACTATATCGACTTCTTTACCTGCGCCAACTTCCTACAGTATGGTCAAAATCTTAAAGTTGTTCGTGTTATGGGCGCTGACGGCAGAAACGCCGTATCAAATACGACCGCCGATTTAGCAAATAACGATTTGCAAATTCTCAACAGAGATGATTACGAATATAATTATGGCGCGATTGCAAATGCTACCTCAAATTCTACTGTAACTTTTAGCCGTCAAGCGCAGTTTGCTGCCAAGTATCCAGGCGTAATTGGCAATAGTTTGAAAGTTTCTATGTGCGCTAATACAGTTGCATACTCAGGAGTAATGTCACTTAAAGCTAATGTAGGTACCGGCAATGCTCACGTTATCTTTACTGATAACCCAGCTGCTGATCCAAACAGAGTATTGAATGTAGGTGATTTCATAACGCTAACAGGAAATGTTATTAATCTTCAAAGTGGCGCGACTACTTCTGCGCTAGGTTCAGTAACAGCTAAAGTTCTTGCAATTACCTCTGAAAACGTAAGGATTGATACCGCATCAACTGCCAACATCACAAACGCTACAGTTACAGCGACATGGGAATATGCAGGAAACTTTGATGATGCTCCAGGAACATCTGAAGTTGGTGAAGATTTGGGTGCTGTAAACGACGAATTGCACATTATCGTAGTAGACGAAGACGGTTTGTTCACAGGAAGAAAGAATCGTGTTCTCGAAAGATTCTCTTTCCTATCAAAGGCAAGAGATGCTAAGTTAAGAAATGGACAATCAAACTATTATGTCGATGTAATTAATAGAAGATCGCAGTTTATTTGGATTACAAGTCATCCAACCGTATCAGGCAACTGGGGTGCAACACTTGCTAATACTACATTTACCGATGCCGCTACAAGAAATTACACTTCATCTCTAAACGGTGGACAAGATTCTATTGCAACTGCTGCAAATAGACTTGCTGCATATTCTCGTCACTTCTCTAACAAGGAAGAAATTGATGTTTCACTTGTTCTTACAGGTGAATCAGACGAAGCATTGATTGAAGGTATTAAGACAGACGTTCTTGATGCAAGAGCAGACTGTTTAGCTTTCATTTCACCTCCTGAAAATATAGCTGTATTTAACCAAGGTAAAGAAGCACTTGACATTGTAAATTATCGCAACACTCTAACTTCATCAAACAGACTTGTAATGGATTCTGCTTGGAAGTATCAGTTTGACAAGTATAACAATGTCTATCGTTGGATTCCAATGAACGGCGACATTGCAGGTCTCTGCGTAGCTACCGATCTTTCCCGCGATCCTTGGTATTCTCCAGCTGGTTTCAATCGTGGTCAGATCAAGAATGCGATCAAGATTTCTTGGAACCCAACACAGGGCGAGAGAGATACGCTTTACAAGAAGGGCATTAACCCAATCGTTAACTTCCCAAGCGAAGGCGTAATTCTGTACGGCGATAAAACTCTACAAAGTAGACCATCAGCATTTGACCGCATTAACGTGCGCCGTCTGTTTGACGTTCTAGAAAAAACTATCGCTACAGCATCCAAGTATTCACTATTTGAGTTTAACGATCAGTTTACTCGCGCTCAATTTGTTGCTCTTGTAGAACCATATCTTCGTGATGTTCAAGGTCGTCGTGGTATCTTTGACTTCCGTGTGGTTTGTGACGAAACAAACAATACTCCTGAAGTTATTGACCGCAACGAATTTGTTGGTGACATCTACATCAAGCCTGCTCGTTCGATCAACTTTATCCAGTTGAACTTCGTTGCTGTTAGAACTGGCGTAAACTTCGATGAAATCGTTGGTAAGTTTTAATAATAGCATATAAATATAAGAGCAATTAGGAGTATAACAAATGGCTTTCAATATTCAACAATTTAGATCAGAGATGAGAGGAGACGGTGCGCGTCCTAATCTATTCGAATGCACTCTGACTTTTCCTGCTGGTGTAGGAGACGTTGCTGCTCCATACACATTTATGGCACGCTCCGCACAGTTGCCAGGTTCAACGGTAAATTCAATACCTGTAAATTATTTCGGCCGTGAGTTGAAGTTTGCTGGAAATAGAACTTTCCCAGAGTGGACAGTAGTTATCATCAACGACGAATCTTTCAATGTGCGTAATGCTTTTGAAAGATGGTTAAACTTCATCAACAGTCATGCTGGCAATCTAAGAGCACCAGCATTCTTGACAGGTGATGGTGGTTATCAGTCTGATGGTAAGATTGTTCAGTTTGGTAAGAAAGGCAACAGATTAAAGAAGTATAAGTTTATCGGCATGTTCCCTATTGACGTAAGCCCAATTGAAATGGATTGGGGAGCAAACGATGCTATTGAAGAATTTTCTGTAACATTTGCCTATCAGTGGTGGGAATCAGATACTACTGACGGTCAATCGGCAGATAGATTCGTTACTTCTGCTGACGCATAATATAATGATTTTCAGAGGGATAGGTTCGCTTATCCCTCTGAATTAGATTGGAGAAAGTAATGGCAGTTCAGCTATTCGGCTTTGAGATAGGTCGTAAAAAACAGCAAGACAAAGACGAACAAAGTAAGACTTTTGCGTTACCGCCCAATGATGATGGCGCGGTAACAATACAGTCTGGCGCTTATTATGGTACATATGTTGATCTAGATGGCACAGTTCGTAATGAAGTCGAACTGATTACCCGTTATAGAGAAATGTCTATGCAGCCAGAACTTGAAACTGCAATTGATGAAATTGTTAATGAAGCGATTGTTCAAGATGATGACGGTAAGGCGGTCGAGATTAACGATGATAATCTCAAGCAAAATGCTGCAATCAAGAAAAAAATCCAAGAAGAATTTAATTACATACTGAAGTTGCTTAATTTTGGTAACATGGGACATGATATTTTCCGTCGTTGGTACATTGACGGTCGTATGTTCTATCATATCGTAATTGACGAAAAAAGTCCTAACAAAGGCATTCAAGAGCTAAGATACATTGATCCTCGCCGTATTCGCAAAATTCGTGAAATCCAAAAAGTTAAAGAACCTGGATCAGGCATAGAAGTTATCAAAAGAATTAACGAATACTACCTATACAATGAACGTGGTATTATTGGAGCGCATTCAAATCTAGGCACAAAGATTGCTGTAGATTCTATTGTTAACGTTAATTCAGGACTAATGGACGCCAAACGTTCAATGGTCTTATCTTATTTACACAAAGCAATCAAGCCTCTCAATCAGCTTAGAATGGTTGAAGATGCTGTTGTTATCTACAGACTCTCACGCGCACCCGAGCGCAGAGTGTTTTATGTGGACGTTGGCAACATGCCAACAGTAAAGGCTGAACAATATCTCCGCGATATTATGGTAAAGTATCGCAACAAATTAGTGTACGATTCAAATACTGGCGAAATTAAAGACGACCGTAAGCATCTTTCAATGCTGGAAGATTTCTGGTTACCTCGTAGAGAAGGTTCTAGAGGAACTGAAATTACAACATTGCAGGGCGGTCAAAATCTTGGCGAATTAGAAGACGTTAAATATTTTGAAAAGAAGCTATATAAAGCTCTTGGCGTTCCTATTTCCAGACTAGAACAGCAACAAGGTTTTTCTCTTGGTCGCACAACAGAAGTTACTAGAGATGAACTTAAGTTTAATAAGTTTGTTCAGAGACTTCGTTCAAAGTTTTCTACACTGTTTGATGATCTTCTTCGCGTACAACTTGTTCTCAAGAAAGTATGTTCAGAAGATGAATGGAACGAGTTTAAAGAAGAAATCTGGTACGATTTCAAGAAAGACAACAACTTTACAGAACTAAAAGAAGCTGAACTTCTTCAAAATAGACTATCGATGTTACAGCTTATTGATCCATATGTTGGACGTTACTATTCAACTGAATGGGTTCGTAAGAAAGTTCTCATGATGGACGACGAAGAAATTGAAGAAGTCATGCAGCAAATTGAAAATGAAAAAGCTGCCGATGTACCTACCGATGATCAAGGTAATCCATTGCCGCAGCAAGCAGGTGCACCTGTACCAAACATTGTTCCTCCAACACCACAGGAACAAATGATGCAGCAATATGCAGCACAACAAGGTGTGCCTCCTGAACAAATGCCTGTTCAAGATGGTACAGGCAAAGATCAGATGAATCCATTAGATATGGGAACAGATGCTCAACAAATGAGAAATCGTCAAAGATTTGTAAATGATACTTTGGAGCCAGCTAGATAATGAAGAAGTATGAAGAGTTCATCGCTGAATCTTTAGCTGCTGAGATTAAGTCAGAACCTAAATCAAATGCATCAAGAGAAGCTAGAAGACTCGGTCTAACTTATGTAGGATTTGGACGTTATGCTGATAATAAAGGACGAGTTGCATATCTTGTAGATAATGATAGACTTGTTCCTTTTAAATCGCAAGAAGATGTACAAGGAATGTACAAAAAGGCACGTGAGATGCCATCTTCTGAATCAACTAAAGCCTTAGAAGCACAAGCTGATGATCATAATAGAGTACTAACTAATCGCTCTATGGAAGATGAAAAGATTGCTGATCGTAAAATGAAAAAGGCAATTAAAACAAACGAGGCTCTTACAAAAGCGTTTCCTGCTTCTATGTTTGATGAAAATGAAATGGCAGCACTGCAAGAATATACAAATCAAGGATTTGGACCAGTAAATAGATTTCTATATAAAGGTCTAGACGATGATGCAACTCAAGAAGATGCTGATTACATAAATGGAATTATTGAAGGAATGGATTCTGCTTTTTCTGATTCTAAAGCGCCCATGAGTTATACGGTATATACTGGACTTTCTCAAAGATATACATCAGACAATTTTG